AGTTACTATTCCAGAAGGTTCAACTTCATTTGAAGTTTTATTTGATGAGGAAATGGCATTAAGACCGAACATTCATAGTCTAGAAATTATAGATGCTAATGGTGCTGATGGTGTGAAAGTTAGTGGTGTATCTAAAGAGGGTTTTACTTTAAAGATAAAAACCCCTTCTGTAGGTGGAGATTTAGTTATTAAGTATTATGCAACAACAGTTGATCCTTTAATCTTTAGAGCCATATCTTTATTAGCTGCGATGCTTCCATTAAATATCAGTGGTGACTTAATTGCTGGTGCTGGTATTGGACAAGTTAGATTAGGTATTGATGGATTAACTCAAGAAATACATACTACTGCATCTGCTACAAATGCTGGTTATGGTGCAAGAATTACAATGTTCTATAAAGAGTTAAAACATGTAATGCCTTCATTAAGAGCGAAATACAAAACAGTTAACTTCGGTACTTATTAAGGATTTGAATCATGCAAACAAAAACTCAGAATCTATATAAGACTAGAGCGGACTTTAGAATAGATGAATTTAGAAAGACTATTCAACAAAAAGGTGTTTACTTAACTTGGGAACAACAAGCAGTATGTCCATGCAACGTAAAGGATAGTAGCGAGTATGGATTAGATATAGATGTGATTGATGATATTAGTTTAAATAGTAAGCAGAATAATATCACTTGTCCTGTATGCAATGGTGCGGGGAGAATCTTTCATTCACCTGAATTGATTCAAGCGATTATGACGAAGCCAACAATAGCAGTTGGCACATCGGATCAGAAGAATATGGAGTATGGTTTATATCAAGATAGTTATTCAAACTTTACTATCGAGCCAGAACATTTCATTTCATTTGGAGACAGATTAACTTTGAGAGATTCATTGATGATCTTTAAAGAAGTAATTGAAAGAGGAAATACTTTAATAGATTCTACAGCACATCCAATTAGAAAATATAATTTTGAAACTCAAACAGGGCCTGTTGAACTTGGTGTATTATATCTACATGTAGCAGATGCTAATGGCTTAACAATTCCAAATGAGATATTAGAAGAAGGTGTTGATTTTGAAATTACGGCTGATGGAAACATTGATTGGACTATATGTGATGCCGCAAAATTACCTGATGAAGGACAGAGACTTTCTATAACTTATTATACAAACCCAAGTTATATCGTTGTTAAAATCCCATATATAATTAGAGATACTGTTAATCTAAAATATGATCCAAATACAAATAATGATCCAAAGCATTTACTGACTCAAGTAACTGCAAAACTTCAATTCATGGAAAGGTAAGATATGTTAGATTTACATTTTGCTCATCTACTAAAGAATGGTCTTCATTATTATTTGAAAGATCGTTTTATGTTTGATCCTTTATTTCCAATGTTAAGTTCTACAATGGCTGAGAAATTGTTTAATCATTTGAATAGCCAAAAGATAGATGTTGATTTTGCATTTATAAAACAATCAAACACCTTACCTTTAATAACTATATCTATATCAGAACAAGAATATGCTTTTGCAACTCTTGGAGATATTGGTGGATCCTCTGAAAGAGGAGAAGGAAGAACTGTACTTAATAAGAACTTCAGTGTGAAACAAGATATTGATCTAAATATCTACACAAAAGATTTAGATACTTTGCGTGGACTAACACACCTCATTCATTGTATAATAACCTTGTTTAAGAATAGTCTTTTAAAGAAAGGTTATTTAGATATAGTGTTTACGGGTAGTACATCAGTAAAACCTATAGGTGCTTTACAATCTGAAGGTTCGCAAATTTACGCAAGAAAAATGAGTTTCTCCTCCATCTATCATCAAGAGATTAGTTCCTATATTGAAGACTTAAACAACATTGGTGAGTTAGAACCTTTGCTCCCAATAAAAGTCTACGATAAGCAAACTGCTATTGACTTGGGATATGATTATGGAGTAGATATAGATGATGAAGAATAACAAAATAATTAAACATTTATAGGAGATTGAAACATGCCAAGTTCAATTAATTTTCAAGGTGGAACCGTCTACAGACCAGGTACTTATGGTATTGTAGATGCTTCTGCTTTAAGCGCTTCTGGTCTAACTAATGGAAACGTTTGTGTGGTTGGTAATTTTCCTCACTTGGAACAATTACAACTTGCAACATTCATTGACGCAGATGATTTAACATTATCAAGTCCAAAAGATAGTTTGTTAGCATTACTAGCTGACTATGGATTTAACCCTTTGCAAACTGGTGGTTCACCAACTTCCATTTCTCTTTTGAATGTTCAACCTAATACCCAAGCATCTTTGAATATTGGATCTGGCGTTGAAATTAAAAGTGGATATTTCGGGACACGTGGTAACTCATTGTCTCTCTCAATTAAGAACAATGGCGTAACTACTTCAGCTAATGGTGCTGAAGAAGCAGGCTTGTCTATCGTCTTAACAGATAATAAGATCGGTGCAAACAATCCTTATGATGCTATTATTGTTGATTTTGAAAAGCTTTGTAAATTAACAAGCGCTACAACCTTAGATACTTTAACTGTGAGTTTTAGTAGTTCCACTGGTTTGTTCAGTCTTGATTTTTCTGATACAGATACTATCGCTGCTCAAAAGGATTATTCAATTCCAGTTGCTACTGGCTTGTTGACCTGTCCATCAAATGCATCAGCATATACAGTTACTGTTTCTGGTAAAGACAAAGCAGGCAATGCATTGGAACAAACATTTAATGTTGTTGCTGGTGGTGCTGTTCTTGATCTAGGTGCAGACTTTGGATTTGTATCTCTTGTTAATCCAAGTGTAGATAATTTAAGTTTTACTTTTGCAGGTAAAATGATGAGTGAAGATGCTACTCAATATGCAGATTTTAATTCTTTATTAAAGAAATTAGAAGGCGCTGAATTTGCTAATGTACTTACTGGATTTAGTTTATTAACTCAAAAGAGTTATTCATATTCTGATATTGATGATATTAGTGCTGCAACTATTAAAGCCACAACTGTAAAGGTTACAGCTTTTAAAGGTACTTTAGTAAATGCAATTAACAATTCAGGTCTTCCAATTATCGCCGAGAAATTATCCGCTGCTTATGATTATGCTGCATTAGCAGATGGTGTAACTGATATTAAGAGATTCACTGGTGGTTCTGAATCAGCAAGTGCATTGTCCGATTGGCAAGATGGATTTGAAAGTTTATATCACAAGAATGTTCAAATCGTAATTCCTTACACCAGTACATTAGCTATTCAACAAGCCTTGAGAGATTCTTTCAAAGCAGCTGTTGGTCAAGGTGGATCTGAAAAGAATGGTTGGGTTGGTGCTTCTGATAATCAAACTTTAGAACAATTATCTTCAGGTTGGGTAAATCAATTAAACGATAAGAACATCGCTCTAGTTGGTCAACAAGTTGTAATTGTTGATCCAATCACTTCTCTCAATAAAACAATGCCATGTATCTTTACTGCATTTATGATGGGTTGTGCGCAAGCTGCTTTAGGTATTGCAGTTCCACAAACCAGGAAACAATTAAGAATTGTAGATACTAAAGAAAATTGGAAACGTGAACAAGATGTAGAAAAAGCTATTAAGCGTAGTATCGTTGTTATGTCTGCTCTTGGAAATAATCCTTTAAGAATCGAAAGATCAGTAACTACCTATAGAGTAGATTCTAATCCTATATTCTCAGAAGTATCTGCTAATGATTCTGTTAACAGCTCAATCAGAGATTTGAGACAAGCTGTTGAGACTCAAATTGGCGATGCTATTACCTCGAATAAATTGTTGAAAGTAACTAATGTCGTTGAGAATCGTTTACTCTTGCAAAGAGCAAATGGAATTATCAAGAATTTTAAAGATGTGAAGATCCGTCAAAACGGTGATTCTTTCTTAGTAAGTTATTCCGTTGCTGCTGTAGAGCCTTTGAACTTCATTATCGTAACTGCCAATGTTGGTCGTTTCTAATCTATAGGAGAATAAAAATATGTCACAATCAAATCCAATCATTACTGGGGCTAGAGCTGGTATTACTATTAATGGAACTTTAGTTGGCTATGCAACTGGGGTAACTATTACTGAAGGTACTGCTCTTGCTCGTTTAGATACTTTAGGTTTTATTGATACTCGCGAACTTGAACCTATTGGTCGCGCTGTTTCTGTTAGCTGTAATTTTGTTAGAATGAAATTTCAAACAGATGATACTACTGGAACAAATACTCTTTTAGATACTAGCGTAATTGCATCAACAAATACTGAAGCTACTGACAGTGATAAAGTTCGTACACAAAAAGTATTAACTTCATTTCCATCTGTAGATATTACCGTATTTGATGCAGGTACCGCTGGGGATGAAACTAAACCCTTATACACAGTTAGAGGATGTAGACCTTCTTCTATGACAGTTGCTGTTGATAGAACTTCTATGATGATGGCGAATGTAACATTCGATGGTTTATTCTTAGTTACTCATCAAACTTCAGCTCAATAATTTATTTATGATAAATCGCTATATGCGGTTTTATTTGATCTTGTATATATGTGCATCCACATAAATGACATTTAATTGGTTTTTTATTAAACTTCAAAGCATTTACAACAGCTCTAGTTGCTCCCCTTTCAATATATTCTTTTAGCTTCTCGGACCATTCTAATATCTTTTGTTGATAATGACTTTCCTTCTCTTCGTCAGTCATGCCTTTATCTCTATTCTCATAGTATGATTTAGCTCTAAGAATTGCATTTTGTTTATTCTCTTCGTCTGTACGCCAAAGGTTTTGTTGGCGTATCTTATCTGCTCTGATTTGTTTTGTTTCAGGAGACATTGATTCATATACTTTTTTAGCATCGTAATATGTAGTTCCAATTCCCCCTTCTTTCACATTATAAAGAATCTCACAATACTGTCTTAGTAATGATTCTGTTATTATTTGCTTTTCAAATTCAAAAGCATCTCTTGATGAATCGAAGAATCTAATATCGTATCTAATGAATTTATCGGTACCATGAAGTTTAATTGCACGGGTAATAATAGAGCCGCTTCCCATATAACTATCGTTCAATTTCTTGCAGGTATGTTTACCTAAATAGATTCTCCCATTTACTAAATTCTCCGTCATATAAAAGATATGATATTTACCATCAGTGCCAACTCTGGGTTTTGAATGTTCTGGAGTTGCTAATCCAAGTACATATCTTTTTAAAGTTTCTTTATCCATAATGCTTCCTTTTATAAAAAAGATGTGATATTATAATTATATAACAGAAGCTACTAGATTAGTAAAGTGAGTTAGATATGACAAGACCAACCAAACAAGCCAGAAGTTCCGTGAAGAAGACGAAGCGAGCAATTGGCGGTGCCACTGCTAAAAGGAATGGAAAGATTAGTGAGGAACAGGTTGAAGATTTAAATTCACTTTATCAAGGTATGGGAGTTTCTTTTAGATTAAGAAAAAACTATGAGCCATATACTAGATGTGGATTTGTTCGTGGTGGATTTAAAGCAGTATACAAAGGTGAAGCAGAACCTGACTTTACTATTTGGTTAAGGAACTTAGCTGGATATATAGAAGTAAAGAGCCGGGATAATCATCGAATAAGAAAAGACTGTATTGATACTCATCAAATGATTCAACTTTTAGAATCATTGCAACAAGGACACTTAGGTTTGATCCTATGCAAAATACAAGATCAAGCTACTGGTAACTCGAAGTGGTTCCTATGTGATTCATTTAGATGGAATGAATCTAGCAGAATTTCTTTTACTGGATCTGAGATTGTAAAACTCAATTTGGGTGTTGAATGTTCTTTAATACCCGGAACTGAATCTCCACATATCTTAGAGGCTTTGAATAAGTTATATCCAGATTTGAAATATAACTATCTAACAGAGGCTATATTGAACGATTAAGGGTTAGACCATATCAACATATACCTCACACACTAAACGTTTAAAATAAAGCAAAATAGAAGCAATGTAGGAGATTATAAAATGCCACATGATTTTGATTTTTGGCAATGCATAGAGTTTATGCTATTGTCAGATAAAATTACCGATGAGGTTTTTGGAATAGATAATCAAGGCCGCCAACTCTATAACATCACAACTGTATGGAAGTTAGCTGGACAAGATCCATTACATAAGCCTGATGATTTTCTTAGATTAGAAACTACTAAGTATGCCATTATTGATAAATGGCAAGAAGATACTAAGAAGACATTTAGATTTGATATGGAGTATTATTGCAAAAATACACATAAGAAAAGATTAGAAGAGGAACATGAATCTAGTTATGTTAAAACTACAAGAGGTAGATACGGGTCGACTTACGTTGATATGGATTTATTATGCAGTTATGTTTTACATATTGAATCTGGTTCAAAACAATTACTAAAAGATTTACTCAAAAAGAAAAGAGAAAAGACATGTTAAAGATTAAAGACTTTATCAAAGCCGAATCAGAATTGAAGGCTATTCAATTAAAGCAAATGACAAAGATGCTTGCTCCTGAAGCTGTTGCATTACCAAATGAATATGATCCTTATTTGGTTGGTGTTGTAATGTGCGGTGATAAAACAACATTATGCTATGATGGTATGTTATTAAGTGAATTTGCTACACTGGACAAAATGAGAGAATCTGATAAAGTATCTTATATGTTTAAAAATGAATTGGATTTAAATACACTTCATGAGAATATTCTTTATTGGCAAGCCGAAGATTTTGCTGGTGCAAAAAACAATTCTACAATGACAAAGAGAATATTGAAATGCGCCGAGGAAATGAGAGGTTCTGTAGTTAATGAGGATGATGAATCTTTATTAGAACAATCCGCTGATCTACTCCTTGAGTTATTTACTTTGTTTGCAAATAATAATGTAGCTGTGCAAGATATTTTAAAACAAAAACTTCAGAACATTAACATTAATAAAACCAGCCAATCGGAGACTAACGATGGAAACTGAAAAGACTTTGAATCTATTGGGAACTATTAGATGTGTGGAATTAATCCAACACACTTATCATTTAGAAGTAATGGGTGATTATTCAGATCATCTTTTACTAGGTGAAATTTACGATTCTTTAGATGAACTATATGATTCATTAGCAGAACGTTTCGTTTGTTTATATGGAAAATCATCAATTGATAAGATTGGTGTTTTGGAATATATGAATATGATTATGCAAGCTGCTAGTAAACGAATTGAAGAAAAGAAATGTTCTGATGAAATGGAATGTTCCTTGGAAGTACAATCATTACTACTCGATGTTTATAAGGAATATTATAGCCTGCTCGAAGAGAATTGGTCTAAGGAAGTTATTGGTCTTGCCAACCTTCTACAAGATCATATTGATTTGATTGAAACTCAAATTTATAAACTCTCAGCTAGATGTTGCAAGCTCAAAGATTAATGTCAATAAACGTCCTAAAAACAATGTAAATATTTACACGAAAAACAATGTAATTAATGACACTAATTTTCTATTGAAAAATGACATTCTTCAGAATAGCACTTAAAAACACTTCGGTTACTGAAGTAATTAAAGAACTTAATCTGAAGGAATTATAATAGAACGTTTGTTATAAAACTCACGGTCACGAGATTCATCAAAAAATCAAACTCTAGAAAAATATATTAAAAAAAATAAAAATATTTTTTCTTCGATTCTATCGGGCTTTGAGAGGTATATTATTAAATATCTAAAGATCTACGACTTGACATGATATACAAAAGTGGTTACATATATAAATAGAGATAATGCGAAGCAGAACCCGTATAGAGAAGTAAGATACTGAAATAAACCTAATGACTGGAAAGTAGATCGTTTCCCCCGAAACGAGATACGATACGTAAACAGAACCTGCTAACGAATAAAACGAAGACACTAACGATTATAACAAACTTAAAATAATACGCTTTAGCAAATAAAGGGAATGTTATACTAATCCTTCTTATCTGAAATTGAATCGTCTAAAGTGTAGGGAACCTCCTCTCAGGAGAGGTTCCTCGAATCATAAAACGTTAATATCAAATAATATAAAACGTTCAATTATAATCCTTCTTATTTGCCTTTATAATAGTCTAATAGCCTTATTGCTTCGCAAGGCTGCTATAATATACCTTAATAGTATATAAAGAGAATGATGTGATTCATATCCTTTATTTGTTATTAGATGATTTGGTTATGCTAGGAACCCTCTCTGGGGAGAGGTTCCTTCGATTCATTATATTCGTTTAGGTTTATAAGGATATGTTCATTTATCTTATTTGTTTAGTTCTTTATTAGAATCTATTAAATTCTCTTTACCTGGTAAGGATGATTTAGATTAGTTCTATAGTCCTGAGTCGACTTACGGTTCGTCAGTGGATCGTCTTTGCATCGGTCGGATCTGGCTGGGGGCCAATCCTCCCTGTCAACGTTTGTTTGTTAGTATTACGTTCAGGCCCCCTCTTCCCTCTTCTCCCCCAATATAATCTAAAATGACTTACTATGTCAAGTTTTATTTTTCAACTATTTTCAAAATACTTCTGTAGGTCCGATATTC